ATGTTTTCAACTCCTTTAATTGGTATGCTTATATACTACAATAAAACTTTATAAAATGCAACACGATAATATAAAACTTTTTAAAATAAACAAAAAAACTTTATATCAAGTATAATAACAATATAACTATATTGTAGTAAGAAAGGAGTTTGTACAATGACTACCGCCCAACGAATTAAAGATTTAAGAAAACGTCATAGAATGTCGCAGACTGAGTTATCGAAATTCGTTAATGTTTCGCAAGCGACAGTTACGGCATGGGAAACTGGAAAAGCTGAACCTTCTAGCAGCGCACTTAATAAACTGGCTGATTTTTTTGATGTTTCAGCCGATTATATTCTTGGCAGAACTAATATTGAGAATAATAATAGTAGAAAAATGACCATTGATGAAGCAATGGACACTATCATGTCAGCAGACGGAAAAGAACCGACTGAACATGATAGAAAATTAATGGAAAGTATTATAAAGGCATACTTAGACAGTCGGGACTAACTAGATATGGACGTTCGTAACATTGTCAAACAACTAAATATCAGTGTTCATTATGTGGATATGGAAAAGCCTGGCTATGCAACGATCAGCGCAGATAAGCAGTTAAAGTTTGTGTTCGTTTCTAGCCACTACCCAGCGCGTGTGCAGAAAGTTACACTTATCCACGAACTAGAACATATCGCTAAGCAGTCAGGCCAGACAGCACTTTACAACGCTACTGTTTCGGCTCGTTTTAAAATGGAAAGTGAAATAAACCGTTGCGTTGTCTATGAGCTAGTAGACGACTATATCAAGCATACCGGCATTGAACCGGAAAACATCAACTATATAGATTTCATGCAGCTTAACGATATATCAGCAGACTATGAATCGTTCGTGAAAGAAACGATCAAAAATTATAAATGGGGTAAATAATATGAGAAAAAGTATTGCTTTCTTGATAATGGCATGTGGGATTGCCTTAGCCGGTTGCAGCACGAATACAGATAAAGCGAAATCTTCAAGTTCTTCCAGTTCATCAAGCGTTGCAAGGTCATCATCGGTTAAACCTGACCCTAACGCATCTGAGCGGACTTGGACTTACAAGAACAACGTTTTTGACGCTGGCAACGAAACTTATCGTTTTACCAAATGGAACGTTATGGATTCAGCAGATCAAGGCAAAAAGATTCTTGTCCTTTATTGTGATGTTACTAACAACTCGACAAAGGAAATGGACCCGTCAAACGTATATATGGTAGTTGGTGCCTATCAGAAAAACGAAACTTCTGACGTGCAGCTCACACCGGGAATGGCAGCATTAGATGAAAATGGGGACAATCCATTACAGCAATATGAAGACGGGTTATACAACAAGTTGCTTCCTGGAAAGACCGTTAAAGCGGTTATGACGTTCACTATCAACAACGACAAACCGGTTCGTTTGGAATTTGAAAATCCTAATTTTGAAACGATTGGGACCAAGACTTACAAAGTTAGCAAGAAATTAAGCAAAGCGGAAAGAAAGAAACTTAATCAGTCTAGCTCTTCTTCATCTTCTACAACGCAAACAAATGCTGTTTCGCAAACTAAAACCGTTCCCCAGAACAATGGCGGTAGCAGCACTACCCAGACATCAAGTTCAAGCAGTAGCGATCAAACTTACACTGCTCAACCATCGCAAGGCGGTACTATTTATCAGACTGGCAACGACACTGGCAGTTTTGCAGGCGACCCAGATGCTATTGCAGACACGCAGCAAATTCAAGAAAGTCTTGCAAAAGCGAATGGTTGGGAATAGCAACTTAAACAAAAATAACCCTAGCTGTTACGGCTAGGGTTTAAAAATAGACTTAAATCGAACATATGTACGAAAGGATTTACTATGGCTTCTTTTACTAAACGAAACGGAAAATGGCAAGCTCGTATCAGCTGGCATGATGAAAATGGAAAACTTCACCAGAAAGCAAAGTCTGGATTTGCTACCAAAGCACAAGCGAAAGACTATGCAACTCAAATTGAAAATGAGCTGATCAATGGCGTTGATATTGCAGCAGACCCGGTTTTTGCCGACTACTTCAAGACATGGTGTGAAACTTATCGCTTGCCGAAAATATCAAAAGCAACGGCTCGCAACTATATGAGTTATTACCGAGTTATCACAAGTTATTTTGGTGAAACTAGAATCAAGCAGATCAAGCGCAGCACCTATCAGCAGTTTTTAAACGACTATGGCAAAGATCACTCGTTGGGAACAATGAAAGAAATGACGTCAAAAGTTAAAGCTTGCGTTAGATCAGCTATTGCAGACGGTATCATCACTAAAGACTTTACCTATAATGCAAATATAACCTATGACAAATCGCTGACACGCAACCCTGAGTATTTATCCATCAATGAGCTTAAACGGCTTATATCAGCCCTTAATGACGATTTAAAACCAGATAACGTTAAGCCTTATATCGTTTTGACTGCTATTTATACCGGCGCAAGATTTTCAGAAATTATCGCTTTGACTTGGAAAGACGTTGACTACCTGCACCGAACGATCACGATTAATAAATCCATTGACTATAAGTACAATACCGGATTTAAGCCAACCAAAAATGAAAGTTCAAACAGGACAATTCGAGTTAATGGTGAGCTGCTTAAGATATTGTCGCAGCTAAAAGTTAATCAAACGCCACTTTTGTTTGCTAAAACTCCGCAATCTTTTCGCACTATTTTCATAAAAAAAGTTAACGCCTATCTTAAATCAACTATGGAACGAATCGGAATTAAAAAACGCGATTACACATTTCATGCGCTCCGCCACAGCCATGTTGCGTTTCTTTTAAGTCAAGGAATCGACATTTACGCAATTAGCAAACGATTAGGGCACTCAAATATGACGACAACTAGCAATGTATATGCTTACTTGATAGATGAATATAAGCACAAGCTGGACGATGAAATTGAGCGCAAATTAGCGCAATTATAGCCGTCGTTGCACTAATATTGCACTGCTAAACTATAAATGCTGTTATATCAACGTTTTAACGATGTTAAATACCTTGTCGATAAAGGTCAGCATAGTGTTCTATAGTTTTTTATAATGCACGAAACCGTATATTATCATAATTTAGTGATATATAATAATATATAAATATTATAACCATTGCACTTTTCGTTGCACAAAAAAACGGCCGTCATTGACGACCGCAGCCCCACTTGCGGTGGGGATAACACAAATTAAGACCCAAGGTATTCTAATATCTATATCTGGATCACACCCGCTTTGGGCGGGTACTAAATAAGCTAATGCCTAATTTAATTATAGATTTCAATCCGCGTGCTGAAAGCACGAAACAGCCGGTATCGCTACTGGCTGTTTTTATTTTATAGCAATTTATCGATTTCAGCAATTCGTTTCAGCAAACGTTCTTTATCGTCAAGTAGCGCTTGGCGATCAATTTTAGGCTCGCTGACAATCTCAATAGTTGCATGCTTTACTTCAGCTTTCTTTGCCAAGCTTTCTGGGACGTTATATACAATGATTTCCGTTCCCTTGCCAAACTCGATTGTTGGGTATTTCATTGAACCGCCTGACTTGTATTTGCCTTTGACGGTTACACCATCGGCAACTTTTACGCCGGAATCACGACCACGTGCCGACATGATTTCACGGCCGAACAACGTCATTACCAGCTCGTTGTCGATTGATTGGATATCGCCTAAATCGCAATCATCAAGAACCGTTAGCTTAACGGTTACTTTTGGTTCGTTATTTTCTGAACCGTCAGTACCATAGACATCACGCAGCACCCGCTTTGCGTCTTCAAGACTTTCAACAGGTACTTGCCATTCTTTTGTGGCAGCATGCCACTTGGCACTGCCAATGCTATGGATTTTCTTTACAAACTCTGGATTGAATGGGCTACTAATGTATGCCTTATCGGCTTCGGTGCGAATTGAAATCATTTTTATGCCTCCTAATCAAAATACGTGTCGTAAATTTGTTCAACAAGTTCTTCCGCTTTAACAGAATTGGTGAACAATTCTTTAAAGTTTGAGTTTTTGCCTAACCAGTCTAATAGATCATTGCCACATAGATTGCTATTATCAATGACAACCAAGCCTTCGCCTTTAATATCGATTGAACCGTCTTCGTGCAGCTCGATAATGCTATTCAGATCATCAACAAAGTTTTCGACAAATTCAGCGGTGGTCATCTTTTCTTCTTCCGCTTCATCATTGTAGATGCTAACAATATCTTCTGGAAGGCCAACAGTTACGCCTTCCTTTGCTAATCCTTGCAGTTCTACCAGTTCGTTCAATTCCAGTTGTTCTTTCTTCATCATTTTAATTTCCTCCTCGTTATCGTTGATGAATGTTTGAAACTTTTCAAGCGTGGTCAGCCAAACTTTACTCCAATCTGACCGGCCAGAACGCAAGTTAGAAATTGTTACACGGTTAACGCCCGTGCCCTTTTCTAGCTTAGTCGTTGGTATGCCAGAATCGCATACCAACTTTTTGATTGCTGTTGTATCAATAATCATTTAGCAGCCTCCTAGTTTAAATGGTCCCGCTTGCTTAAGATAATATCTCCGTTCCAGCGTTTGCCGTCTTTGTAGAAATAATACCGGTCAAGACCTGGAACCCACTTGCGTTCAAGTCGAACAATCTTTCCTTGCAGGTTGTTCTCATCATATGGCAAGTTAGCCATTGGATTGTTATCATTAAGGGCTTTTGTTTCCATATCCTTAGTTACTTCCAAACCCATTGAACGGGTTAAGTGTCCCGTTTCATCGAGCGGGTCTTGGTTTACCCAGTTCCAGTTTTCGGTGAAATCTTCCAGGCTGATCAGCCCGTATTTCTTCCAGTTTTTAAAAATCTTTGTTTCTTCAATTTTCATTTTTGATTCGCTCCTTTTTTGTTAATATTTCTTTACAAGTATTATAATACACTCTTCCATCATGTTTGTAAATACTTATTAACAAAAAGTCAAAATAAAAAAGACCTAGCCGTTAAGCTAGGTCTAATCGTTATTTATTTGAAGGTTCCGTAAGGCTCGCCAGTATTAGCGTTCCGGCATACCAGATAGCCGTATTGACCATTTCCGCGTGGTTGACGCAGCCAAACGAACCCGTTATGACGGCTCCATGCGTCATACTTAATCACGCTACCAGAAGGCAATACCGCGATTGACGTTGCGGTTACTTTAGCGCCCCACCGCAAATGCAGTGCCGTTGTACTCGTGAACGTACCATTTTCGGCGTGCCACTCATCGCCCAGTGCGTCCTTCCAGACCGTTTCAGCGGGCTTCTCAGCCGGTTGTGCAGGCTGTTCCGGTTGCTTAACTTCGGTTGGGTTAAATAGCGCCAAAGCGTTGTCAGTCAGTGTGATAGACCCGTCAACCTTGTAGCCTAACAAGTTATCAGTGTACTGCCATGCGTCAACATAGTTGGCACTTGGGAAGTAGTTAAAGTTAGGCTCTTTGCCGTCTGCCTTACCGTTTGCCAGTACGTATGCAGCTAACCAGAAGAAATCGCAGTGTGGGTGGATTGCTTCCAGGTCAAACTTAGGCAGCAAATACTTGTACGTGTAGAAACCGGTATGATAACCAGCATTACGCAACGTGTCAAGAAACACGATAACGCTTGACGTTGGCATGCCATTGATTTCAGCGTCAAGGACTAACAGCGTGCCAGGCTTGACGTTTGCCTTTGCCTTAGCGTTGGCGATAAAGAACTCGGCTTCCGCCTTCGCTCCGGCGTCATTCGTGAAACGTCCGAAATGGTAGAATGCAAAGCCATTAACACCGCCCGCAGCAGCATTATTTACTTCGCTTTGGATATAAGGGTTGACGTAGTTAGTGCCTTCTGTAACCTTAACGATTGCCTTAGTAGCGCCAATCGCGCGGTAATCGTTAGCGGTCAGGTTGGCTTGGTAACTAGCCAAATCAATCATGATTTCGCGTGCCATTTTTGACCTCCTTATTCGTGTCTTCGTGAACATACTCATCACTTAGTTTGTAGATATACTGCTTGACGAAATCGGGAACGGGTACGCCCATTTGCCCCAGATTTTCAATGATTGAAACAGCATAGAAAAGTACATAAAAGATAATCAGCGTATCGCCGGCACTCCGAAAACCGTTGATGTCAAGCATAGGGTAAAGCGTAATAATAATCAGCAGCAATGCCCCGTGCCGAATCAAGCCATCAGTGCCTTTACGACTGCTTGTTTTTTTGGTAACCAAAGACTTCAAAAAGCCCGTGGTAATATCAGCAACGACAATCCAGACAAACAGCCACACGATTTTGTTATCGACTAACATATGCAAGTGCTCCATGTATTGCATATGGTATGGTACGCCTGGACCATCAGCAAGATACTTAATAACGTCCAATTTCCCAACTCCTAACTGCCGCCTTGCTATGCAATACTGTTATCTTTCGTAGGCGACAAAATAAAAAGATTACGCAGCTACGTAATCTTGTCCGGTGATTTCCTTGAATTGTTCAGCGGTCAGCCAACCGACATAAACCGCGTCCTTGCATTGTTGTACCGTGAACAGGCCCATTGGGTAGTACATCTTGAAGATAGAATACATAGTTTTTACCTCGTTTCTTAGTTAGTTGCCTTTGCATTTGCCAGTAGTGCACTGGTCAGACTAGCGATTTGCGTACCTTGCTGCTTAACCGTCATTTGCGTTTGCAGCAGTTGAGCAGTAAGCAATGCAACAGTAGTTTCATCGCTCGATTCAGTTTTTTCGGGTTCTTTCAATTTATCGATTTCTTCCTTTGACAACGTTTCAACCCACTTATTTTGGGACTTGTCAAATTTTGGCTTGTACATACCTAAGCCGTTTTCATCTGACGGCTTAATCGTTGTTTCGTTGGAATTTAAAACCGCATCTTTTGTTGCGATTTCTAGATTATCTAAGCTACCATCACTGTCATAATGATAGATAGTAATCAGTTCCGTGTTATCAACCCAATTTTGCCCGTCCCAGTACGCATTAGCAGTTTGAGGCGCTACCAGTGTTTGACCTTCTGCCAATACGAAATTGTCATCAGCGTTTTCAGTTCCTAAAAACTCGTGCATGCGATTTTTTGCATTGTAAAGATAAACTACTTTACTCATTAAAACACCTCCTAGCCAACAATCAGCAACGAAATCATAGCGCTAAATGGGGATAGATCGAAGTTATAACCGTTAGTCATCAAGATCTTGCCACCGCCTTGGTCAAAGCTCAGACCACTAGCAGGACTACCGTCAATATACCCGCTTTGCGCAAAATATGATCCAAACAAGTTCTTAATGTCGTCTGACATTTTAACGATTTCGACCTTTTGCCCTTGCTTTACAGTTGGCGTAGTACACCAACCGGAAAATTCAAGGATTGTCAGTCCGCCCGCTTTATATTTGCGCCAACACAAATTATCGCCGCCGAACCCGTTAAGGCTAGTTAGCCCTACCTTGCTCCACTCCGTACCGCTACCACTAGCAGCGTTCAGTTTTTCAAAGTTGGCTTGGATAGCTTCGGGCCCTTTATCCATGCCACTAAAAATCTTAGTAAGGTCCATTTTTTCACCTCTTAATTTTTAAAATAAATAGCCTTGACGCCATCGAATGCGCCAAAGCTACCATCATCTAATTTTTGCATTAGTTTGTTGTCTGAGAATTTGTCAAACGATGAAAGAATCTCAAGCGTGCTAATGCCGTTAGCAACACTAACCACTTCAACTGACAATGTTTGACGATTCCCACCACCGAAAAAACCGCTAGGCTCAGTCCCAATTGGAACGCTACCTAATGGATATTCCAGATAGGTTACAGTGTAGGTTGTTCCTACTGTTAAAACCGTAGGAACACGAATACGAATGCCATGCGTGTTGACGGCCAGCCATGAGCCAGCTCCATCTCGAATGCCGTTCCAAGCATAGACATGAAACCAATAGTTGGTTCGCGGTTTAAGGCCAGTTACCGTGTACGACTTGGCACTCGTTGTTGCAATCAAAGTAGTAGCGCCATTCTTAGCGCTGCTATCTTCAATTCGAAACTGCATAAGATCACCCGCTTAAGTCCAACTTAACTTGACAGAGTTAGTCGTTACATCGCTTGCCGTAAGGTTAGATACGTTGACCAGTGCTTCATAGACCGTGATAGTTACCACGTTTGACGTCTTAGTGCCAATAGTTGCTTTAATCGTGGTCGTACCAGGTGCAATTGCCTTGATATTGCCAGACTGATCAACCGTTGCAACTGTTGGCGTGGTACTGGTCAGCGTGTAGTGCCCGTCCGTTTCGTTAGCAGGCGTTACCGTTACGCTGGCCTTAGCCGTGCCACCGACTTCAAGCGCAGTCTTATCAATCGCAATCGTGATAGATTGTACTGGAATTTCGCTCGTAGTTACCGTTACGATGTTCGACTTGGCGCTTTCACGCAGTCCGTTGTAACTACTTACAGCAAAACGATAGGTCGTTTTTGCTTGCAGACCCGTAACCGTGTAGGTTTTCTGGTCGGTAACTTCCGCAATCTTAGTAAGTTCCCCACTAGCGCCTACACCTTGATAGATGTAATACTTCAACTTAACTATACCCCTTTAGTTTAGTTGCGCCATTCTAGCCGTTGCGTGTGTTCATCAATATAGATAGCTCGCAGATCACTTGGGCTTGTAGGCTTGCTGAAATAGCCCGAACCGCCTGCAAGGGTGCTCTTGCCTTTGCCCTCTCCAGTCAGTGCCAGTTGCGCGTTAACGTTACCCAGACTGACTTTAATAGTTTTGTAGCCATCGTGAACATACCATGCACCAGCACTCGATTCAAAGTTAGGAGCGTCGCTTAAATAGAAATTACGCGGCAACCGTACCTTAATCGTGTTGGCATCTGGATACGTAGCCATGCATGGAACTAGCTTTGTGTTAGTTTGTCCAAAACCGCTTGGGCCACTCCCAAGCCCGTTTGGCTCGGTACCAATTGCATACTCGTAGTACATGACTTTTGGTTCTGGATAATCAGCTTGATTGTGTACGATTGTGATTTCGTACCCGTAAAGCAAGTCTTCCAGACTATCAGCCGTAACCATGCTTGCGTTACGCTCGGCAACCATGCCATTAGACAGTGCAATGACGTTGGTACCGTCTGGGGTTTCGTCCTTATGCTTAACGCGAATTTGCCAAACAGCGCCATGCCCGTCATCGTAGTTATCCCAACCCTTCGTGATTGCAAGGTCGTTCGCAGCTAATGCAGCATAACTTTGCATGGTCGGGACATCGCTGAATTGCCATGCTCGATCGTGGAACTGAGCTTGTTTCAGCGTTTCTTGGATTTGTTGCGTCATCTCCAGCAGTTGATTATAGCGAACGTACAACCCATTCTTAGGGTCGTTCACTTCTGCCATTGCGTCGTTCAACGATTGCTTGTACTTAGCCAACCATTCGCTGAATTCCTGACTGTACGTTTCGCCCGCTTCATTAAGCTTGTCCTTAATCGCGTTGCCTTTGTCGGTTACTTGCTCAAGGATTCGTTCAAACTCTCCGATATAATCTCGGCCGGCATTCCCAACGTGTGCAAAAAACTGGTCGTCGATAACATCAAAATCCATGTCAACGGTTGATACCGTTTGACCGTCTCGGCCAATGAAACGAACAAAAAACTGTTGCCAGTGTCCAGGAACGTTGAAAGTGCGTTCGTCAAAGTGCAGCGTTACCCGTCCCAATGCGATTTGATCGTTGCGATCATTAGCTTCTACTGGATAGATATGCTTATGCACGTACCCTTGATTGTCGACACCGCCGTATTCGTATTGCCAACCCCGCATATCAACGGGCAAACTATTGCTAGTGATATACACCGGCAAATAGTCGTCCGTGTCACCTACACGACCTTTGAAATACCCGCTAATATCTAAGATTTGGTCTTGATAGCGGGTTAGATCAAGCGTTAGCCGTGCCTTTTCTCGTAATGCCATTCATTCACCTTCTTTCATCGTTCGTTCAAAGTGTCTTCGTCAAGGCCATATGAATTTAGGAAGCCATCTACTTTGTCTTGCTTTGCAGCTAACAGTTCAAAGCCTTTTGCGATAGCTTCCCGAACATCTTTGCCATACTGAGCCTTACGAATCGTTTCAGCAATACTTTTCATATCATCAGTGGTTGCCATTAGCTTGCCCCTTTCAGCTTATCAACTTCGGCTTTTAACTTATCAAAATCAGCTTGCGATACATAGCCCGCCGGTATCTTATCGTTAATGATTGATTGCAATTGACGCATGTCAAACTTAAGCTGCGTTACGTCTTCACTACTTGTCACGTTCTGAATAATCGTAGTTGTGCTTGACGTGTTAGATTGACCGCTCGCCTGAACCTCAGCTACACGGCTAACGATAACTTTAACCCGTTCCAAGTCTTGCGCTTGACGGCTTGTTTCCAACTGATAGTCAGTCAGCCCTAACGACTTATCGCCGATAGTTAGCGTTGACTTGTGCGGTTGTAGTAGGTCAATTTCTTTCTGCACTACTCGCAGCAATTGCGATTGCGCTACATAAGGATTGATGAACATATACCGGTCGGCAACTTTGAAATGATCAAAGTTAGGCAAGTTCAGTTCAACCGCGCTGACTTCCCAGCTTTCTGGCACTCGCTGTGCGTTGATCCATGCTTTCGCTTGGTTCATCAAGTCGTTAGCGTCGGTTACTTCGTTGAACTCAATCGTGCCGTTGATAATGCCAAACTCTTTTTGCAGCTCCGGTATATCGATATAATCTCGCCCTTCATTGACGCTAGTAATCGTTAGTTTTGGTCTAGCAGCGTTTGAGTTGCTGACCTCTTCTTTCTTACTTTCATCTTTAGACTGTGAACCATCACCGCCGTTTTTGATCAACGCTTGCGGATCTAACCACGTGCCATCGTTTGTAAACGACTTCTTGACCGCTTCATAAAAATCGGCTTTGGTAACCCCGACGTGCAAATGGTCGGTGTTTCGCCAACCGATAACATCACCGGTTTTGACCTTATCGCCAATGTTGACTCTGATTTGGCCAGCACTGCTGAACGCTTCTTGATAGACAATATTAAAACCGTCCGTGCTGTGCGTTACAACGTAGTTGCCAAGCCCGCCCATGTAGCCCTTGAAAACAACCGTGCCACCATGGATTGCGTGAACTTCACTTCCTGGGTGATCAACCGAACCAAAATCTAATCCATCATGAAATGAATTGGGTCTAAAGCCACCATCGTAACCGAATTTTTGGGCTTGGCTAAAACTGCCTTCGCCGACACTAGGAAACGGCCAGCCCCAACCATTTGTGAGTGTTTCGGTCGCGGTATCAGTAACTGGACCATTAACCCGCCGTGTACCAGTTGGGCCCCAACCGCCGGCATGTGAAATATCGGCTAACCAGTTGGAATCGTTGAACATCGCTAAAAGTTGATGAAAACCTTTATGAATGTCTTCATAGCCTTGTACCTTCCATTTATCGAACGTTGGCTGAATATACTGTAACAGCCCTGTTGACGGGTGCCCTGCCTGTGCGTTGCTGTCCCAGTTGTTCGTTACCGTTTCACTACCACCGGATTCCTGGTTGATACGCCTTAAAATAGCGTTCAACCCGTTCTGGTCAAGGTTAACGTTCATTATCTTCGCAGCATGCTTAATGGCTTCTGTCCAATCGCCATTAATAGCGGTTGTTGCACCACCACCAGTCGTTATTGTTGAGTTTTCGCCGTCAACCTCGACTTTTTGGGGCTCTAACTGTTTGCCCAACGGAACGAGCCTAGTTATGACCTTTGTAGGGTCAATCGTAAGGCTAGCCGATTTCATGTTAACTGCTAACTGGATAGGCGTATCGCTCTTGTGATCGTTGCCAATATCAGTTACATAGTCAAGCATGTTCGGGCCGTCCTGCTTGTATTCTGTTACCAGATACCCGCCCAGCTCGTTAATCAGCTTGTCTTTGATTGCGTCCCGTGTTTTCGGGTAGTCGATTTGCCGATAAGCATCATCTTTGTTGTTAGTAACGTTACAGTTACGCAACTTGAACTGTTTGTACTGTGGCACTTGGCTGTTATGAACATCAAGCAGCGATTGCAGAAACTCTTTCGGGGTTAGCCCAACCGCTTCATAAAACCGCTGAATGCTATCTAGCAAATATGCTTCAATATCCTCGAACGTGTACGTTCTAATGAACCGCCCGCTTGATTGCATTTCCTTCTTCGGCTTGATTGCCCGGCCACGAAACAGCAGTTTATCGTCATCATAGACTTCAACGTGCGTGTGCATCGGCCGAACGTTATCAAACAGCAAGCTATCACGGTTAACTGTTAACTCCAGATCATCAATATCAGTTTCTTTGATTGTCAACTTGCCTTCGTTAACCGTTCGATTAACTCGTTGATCAAGCACGATAAAGCCGTTTTTGTCGGTAGGTTCGTTATATCCGATAATGCGATACATTAAACCATCTCCTCACGTTTAAAGACAAACTCAATCGTGCCATTGCCAGACAAATTAATTTTGTTATCGCCAATATCAAGCACTACTTGCGTTTGCTTGTAGTTGCCATCGTTAAGCGACACTTCACCGAAACTTCCTTTTGCCTTGACGTTGCCAGTTACTACAAAAGACGACAAGACCGGCCGTGAACCAATGTTTTTTACATTGACGTCCTGACTGCCATTAACGCTGAACTTGACTTGTTGCCATAACCAATGCGGAAAGAAAACATCGTCCCAATAGTCAGCGCCTTCGTTGTGGTTCGTGTAAGCATAAGGATATGCAGTAAACACGATTGACGCTTCAAGCGTTTCATTGTCGCTGCTATCGTCAACTTCAACACTCTTACACTTGGCCCACCAGTAATAAACCGGCTCGTGAGTATCAACCAACTTGCCCCAGTTGCGGGGCATTAGTTGCCGTTTTAATTCTTGTTCAAAACCTTTGCGGTTATGATACTCTTCGCCGACATATAACAGCTTGTAAGTGATTTCCCGATTGTTGAAAAACCGTTCGTTATCGATCATAGAAAAATCATAACTGCCTTGACGATAGGGCACGCTTTCAGTGATTTCTTGCTCTTCCGGTGTCGGTGCCGTCCGTTCAGTCAACCACCAACCAGATTTAATACTATCGAAATCAGCGAAAGCAAAGCCTTCAACGTTTGGCAACGTGTCAACGTCAACTTCGGTTGGCGGTAAATCTCTGAATATATACTCCATTAACTCCACCTATCCTTTAATGCCGTTCGCTGTCCTAAACGTTGATCATAACTGCCAGCCGTTGCACCAACAAGCACGCCAGAATCAAGAATCATCGTTGTATCTTTGCCTGCAATCTGTCGCAGCAGTGCGTTGTTCTGCATTTGCAAAGTGCTGTCTTGCATGGTCAACGAACCGGCGAACCGTGATTGTACATCACTTGCCATGCCGTTCAAGCGGTTAGCGAAACCAGAAACATCAGGTTGCATTGCGTCGGTGATTTGCTTGTTCATTGCCAAAACGGACTTTTGAACATCGCTAAAGCCATCAACCAACCCGTTGCCCAGACCGTTCATGATTGCATGCCCGGCTGGAATCAGCAGACGCCGGTCGACACTGATAGGCCCTTTGTGGGCTTTAATCCACTTGCCAATGCCACCGACAAACGACTTGACACTTTCCCAAGCCGATTTAAGACCGCCAAGCAAACTGTTCATGATTGCCTTACCGTTAGCCGATAAATCAATATGAGCAACCGAATTAATGATCTCGCGTCCAACCTGTGCCATTGCGCTGCCTAAGCTGCCAATCATTTGCAGAATACCTTTTATCAAAGCAGCTATAATTTGTACCCCTGCTGCTATAATCTGCGGTAAGTTGCTAATGATAGCTTCTGCTAATACAACGATAATTCGTAACGCACTAACCACAAGCAATGGCAGCACTTGTGCAATACCATTAATTAACGCTGTAAGAATCTCTACCCCAGCTTCAATGATCTGTGGCAAATTGCTAATAATAGCATTAGCAAGTGCCATAATGATTTGCACGCCGGCCGTAATAAGCATTGGCAATACGGTAACAATGGCGTTAGCAAGTGCCATGATAATTTGCAGACCAGCCGTAATGATCATTGGCAAACTTGCAACTATGGTATTGATAAGCGCAATCAGAATCTGTACGCCCGCAACTATCAGTAGTGGCAACGCAGCTGTAATCGCTGTGGTCAACGACGTAATGATTTGTGTACCAATCGCAATGATTTGTGGAAGGTTCTCAGAAATACTGTTAGCAATACCTACAATGACATTAGTTATCATTCCGACAATCAGCGGAATGTTTGCGACAATAGCGTTAGTTACGTTCGTGATAGTATTGCTTAACTGGTCGAAAACTTGAGTAATGCCATCTGCGTTTAGCTGTCCGGTTTGCAACCAAGCTGTTACAAAACTAATGACAGCCCCCGCAGCAAGTCCCCAAGGGCCGGATAAGCCTAACGCAGCCAGCCCAACTTTAGCTAAAGTGCTAACAATCATAGACGCGATACGGCCGATGCCACCTAATTTGCCTACAAAGTCTTGAATGGCCTGACCGCCGCCGCCTAATTTACCTACAAAGCCTTGAATAGCCTGGTAAGTGGCTTGCATTGATTGTATAAAGCTATTCCAAGCACCAATGAGCGCAGCATTTTTTGAACTAACAATTTGGCAAAAAGCATTCCATACATTGATTGCCGTATCACAAAACGACTTCCATACTTTTTTACCAACTTCGGTTTGAGTGAAAAAGTAAGCTAATGCAGCTATTAAAGCGGTGATGCCAGCAATGACCAAAACTGCAGGATTAAGACTCATAGCAGCATTAAACGTCTTTTCAGCAAACGCGGCAAGTTTCAGCGCTATGCCAACCGTTGTTAAAATGCCAACGAAAGTCATTAAAGCAATTCCTAAACCAGTAATGATTTGGATTGCCGGCCCGCCATTGTCAATCGCGTTGACAATGCCAGAAATTACCTTAATTCCTACACCACTCAAAGCATCAAAAGCTGGTTGCAGCTTGTTCGTTATAGTTTCAACCAACCCGTCCATCGCTTGACCTAACGTTTTGTACTCCGTAGACATTTTAGTAAATGCTTTGTTAGTACCAACTTTTGCAATAGCATTAAAAAAGTCTTGGGTTTTGATTTTGCCATCATTAACAGCAGAAACCATTTCAGACGTTGACATGCCCATTGCTTTTGCAACCGCAGCAATGCCGGCCGGGGTTTGTTCAAGCATAAGCTTAAAGTCTTGCCATTGGACCGTTGGCTTAGCAGCCATCTGCGTTGCTTGTTGCGACAACGTTTTCATCGCCTGTTTAGGATTTTCCGCAGCAGACGCAAGCCCACCGAACCCCTTAACAAGTTTGGTAGTGTTTTTGATGCCGACTGCTGCCAGTTGACTATACGTCGTTGCCATATCAGACGCTGAATAAATCGTTTGCTGAGCATATTTGGTCAACTCAGATCTGACTTTGCCTATTTGGCTTTGCGACTTGCCTAGATACGACATGTTGCCTTCGAACGTTTTCCAAGTTGCGCTTGCTTCGTTCAACCCGCTAATGACTTCGCCCAGACTGTTTTTAATCAGTCCCAAAGCTCCGGCGGTTACCACAGCACTTGCGCCAAAAACAGCTCCATTCGCAGCAAACTTGCTTGCCGACTGATTGCTTTCACCAACGACTTTGCTAAGGCTATCAACAGCCGATTCCATCGTTTTGGTGAAATTTTGATCGACGGCGGAAAGAATCGCCTCGATGCTCATTTCTTGTGCCATTCTAACCGCCACCTTTCCATGCTTGCATATCAATCAGACCACGCTTTTTAAGCTCTTGAAATTCCTTGTAGCGCCGTTGGAACAGTTTCGTGGTATTTTCCTTATCACTATCGTTAGAACGTCCATACTGGGCGTTAATTGCTGATAACGACTTGGTAATGCCAACGTCTTTAAGGAATTTTTGAACAGACGCGTATTTCCACTTTGGATTTTTGCCACCAGTGGTTGCCTGAACAGCATAGTTGTACCACGCCTGATAAGCCTGATCCTCACGCTTGCGAATCGCTCGCAGTTCGTACGCCTCAAGCCGTAGTTGATACTCAGCTAACGTGATACGCTCTGCCTGTTTTACATCGTTAAAGCCTAGATATGCCAGGCAGTTGACCAGAATCATACGATATGTTTCTTCGCTAGTCTGGTCGTTCTCTTGACTATCTAGGCTTTCAGATTTTTTGTTGCAGTGCGTGCAGCATTGCTCGACTTAAGCTCTTTCTGAACATCATCAAACAGCTTATCAATGTCGGTTTCTTTGTCATCGATAAAAGCATCAATATCATTCAAAGACGGGCGCTTTTGGTTGTCCCACGCAGCACAGTAAAGCAATTCCGCCAAAACAGCGACATCATAGCTTTGCAGTGCAGGGATAACCTTAGTCAGCGCCATGCCGAAATTCTGCTTAATGCCTTGTACAGTCAGCGTCAAACCGGCTTTTTGGTCAAGTTCGCGGATAAAGCGAACACCGAAATTAAGGTTGACGTCCTTGCCATTAACTTTAATTTGCATTTAAAGCCCTCCTAGTTGTCGCCAACGCCTTGACCAGCGTCAGTTTCCTTGTTCCAAGCCTTACCAGCGCCATCAGTACCATCATTCTTTGGCGTGCCTTCAATTGCACCAACACCGCGGAAAATGTAAGCCAATTCTGCCTCTTGGTCTTCGCTCAGCGTTACCCAACCACGAACTGGACCATAGTCAACCGTGATAGTCGTTTCACGGTTCGAAACATCGTCCGGGTCGTTATCGTTGCTGTCTTCGGTAACCTTGCCCCGCAGATACAGTGCATAATATTGGCCTTCCGAATTTTTGCGTTGCCGGTTAACCGCCCAAAATTCCATTTCTTCGTTATCGAAAATAGAATCAAGCAGCTGGTCGGCAATCTTGGACCAGTTGTTTACAAATTCAAACTTGAAATCAGTTTCCAAGCTCGACGTGGTAGTTACCGTCCCAGACTTAGTTTTCTTTTTATCAGAGTCGCGTTGTGGGTCAATGCTCAAACTCGTTTGATACGGGATAAGCTGACCGGCTACTTTAGCAGCCTCCGCTAATTTGCGGGCATAGACAACGACGTTAACACCCTGAATTTTTTCTAAATTAGCATTTGCCATTCTCTCACTCCTAACTCAATTCGAATACAAGCGACACAATGCCATGCATTAACACGGTATCCTGCACGCTTGTATCAGTGATAATTTGATTGCTGTTAAGCGACGGCCGACCAACGAACCGGAAATTTTCGGAAAGTAAAACGCCTCGTCCGATAGCAGACAAGGCGTTCATCATCTTTGCCACGTTATAGCGATTCTCTCCAGTGTCCCACACGTTAAGCGTGATATCGATTCTAGCCCCGTAGGCGTCTTTGTATGGGCTAATGATGGAATTTACATCACCAACATTAACAAACGGGTACGGGGCATTCTCACTCTCTAACGGCAAATGATCATACACGGTATAGCCTAGCTCTTGCGCTTTAGAAAATACTGCGTCGAATAGTTCCTGTTCAGGTATCATGCCATCGCCTCCTTACTTCATCGTTTTTTTAAGATCGTTAACAAACTGTACACTTTGATATGCAAATGCCGGCTTAAGTGTAGGCCGTGCCGACATGAATCGAGTACCGAATTCCAAGTAAGGGAAATACTCAGTGTGTGGTGCAACGGCTACTGTCATGCCAGCGTTTGAAAACGTGGTAGACAGTGAACGCCTGGTAGCACCAGTTGAATAGCCCGCTGTATAAGCAGCAGCCATGTTCTGTGCTGTTTTTGTTTTAAGCAACGCGCCATGTTTGGCGACAATCGTTTTCGTTTGTGTTGCCATCATCATAGGGCGCTTGGCAATTGCTCGTTGTAACTCCCTAGCGCCTTTGAGCTGAAACGTGATTTTAGCCATTGCTTTCACCCACAATCAAAGTAAACAGCTTTAACGGCCTTCTCATTGTCTGCAATACATACTTCTGCGTTCCATCGTCAATGGTCAAATAGGACCACTTAGGCGGCGCAGCATAAAGCCGTATCACTAGACTGTTCTGCTTATAGTCGCCAAATAATTGCACAGACTTAACCGTGCCAATATCGGTAACGTTGCCATGCAGGGTTGAAACTAGCTTTTCACCGCCTACATAGCCGTGCGTTTTCGGGTCGTAGTGCCGTTCCCACTTATCGTAGAACTTAATCACGTGGTCAAAACGCATTTAATCGCCCCGCTTCCAATAGAACGGGTCAACCGTGGTTAGTACGCCATGACTATGACGTTTGCGCCAGTCGTCGATATCAGCCTGGAAATCATCGAAATCGTTGCTGTTAAACGTGATACTTTCGCCTTCCTGAGTGTATGAAGTCATACCCTCGTTTTTAAGGCGATTATAGCGCCGTACAGCAACTTCAATCGGAATATAGGCTAATTCGTTAGGCACTTGCTTGCCAGCGCCTAATGCTAACTTAAACCGCAGTTGTAAGTCCGTGTTTTTTAGAATCAGCGCCAAAACAGAATCTTGGCTTGTGTCATCAGTCGCAAGCCCTAGCAGTGTTTTTAAATCGTCAAGACTTGCCATGATAGATCACCCTTTACTTGCCAACGCCCGTTGCGTCTTGAACCGTTGCGACAACTACCTTCGTGTCATCGTACAGATAAGCAGCGAAATGCTCATCGCCTGTCATGATCGTAGACTTGGTAACAATATCGCGTTGCGTTTCAACAGCAACATCGCGCTTCTTAACCAGTTTCAGTGCAGGAGTCGTTGCGTTTGCCTTAACCAGAATCATATCGGTATCGGCAAGCTTCTTGCTCCGTACAAGCTGAACACCCAGTACATCATAGTACGCCCCGTTGATCACTTGGTTTGCACCGGCTTCACTACCCATCTTCTTGTTGATTGCGTCCATACGCAACTTAGATGCCGTCTTAGGACTCATGATAGCTACAACGACAGAATCATCTTCGTCGTTGAACATATCAGTGGCCGCTTGCAAACCTTCAGTCGTTGGTGCAATGGTAATCTTTTGCGTGCCACCCTTAGCAGCAGTCAGCATTTGAGTATCAACATAATCTGCAATGCTCATGCCAAGTTGACGGTTGGCTTCGCCCATTACATCTCCGTATCCGGAAAGGATAGCTTCATCAGTGATTCGAATACCCTTTGCAGCTTTCTGAACCTTGACGCTGGCCGTCTTAGTGCCCAGCTTGTCCAGTGGGATTGGCTGACCTTCGGCAATGTTCTTAGCGTCGCCAATGTACGTGAATTTAGGGAACTTAAGCGTGTCGCCCGGGTTTCCTACCAAAGTAGAATCGACTTGTGCAAGTGGGGTAAACCGCATTGCATGTTCCATCGTGTACTGAACAATAGGTGCGTTGACTTCAGGATTTACCAAGTCCGCAATCATCGTCATGTTATCTGCCATTTTTAGTTACCTCCTAAAATTCGTGCATACTCAGCAGGGTTTTCACGTTGGAATTTAACTCGTTCGGCCGTGCTCATCTTTAGCAGTTCTTGAGCTGATACCGGCTTGATTTCCTTCCCGCCAACTTTAGGCGTCTTCCCCGCTAAAAGTTTGTTTCGTTCATCTTCTCGAATCGCCTCAATCGCAGTCAGCAGCACGTTAACGTTTGCCTGAGTGCTTTCGGCAGTATCAGTTACAACTAGATCAAGCAGACCGTTATCAGCGTTGTTAAAACCGCCGTCTGCCAACATTTGCTTGGCACTATCGCGCATTTCGTAACGTGCCAGCTTTGCAGCAGCTTCTTCAGCCCGCTTGTTTGCTTTTTCAAGTTCGTAGTTAGCCTTTTGCTCGGCGTTCATACGTGATAACTTCTTGGCCTCGTCTTCCTTGGCCTTAAGTTGTTCCTTTTGACGCTCCAAACGTTGGCTAACAATCTTGTTTACTTCATCTTGCGTGAACGTCTTGGGCTGATTGTCTTGCGCTTTATCGCTTTCGTTTTTGCTTTCGCTCGTTTGGTCAGGTTCGTTATCTGGTGCACCGTTCGAACCATCGCCCTGTTCAGCGAAAAATTGCAAGTCCATAGGCAACCCATGTTGTTGTTCGTCAAAACTCATAAATACACCTCGTTTTAAGCCCGGTCGGCTATATAGTCCGAACTTGTTCTTTTGGGTCTGCAAGTAAGTCAAAAAGACCAGAAATTTAAGCATGAAAAAAGAGAACCCTAGCCATGCTTGAGTTCTCTCGATTTTGTTTTTAATTTGGAAAATAAAAAAGCCTAACACGCAGCTAAACTTTCTTTGCACCAATAGCTTTTTCAAGCGTCTTTGAACGTTTACCGCCGACAAGATTATCATCTCTGCCATCAACCCACGTTTCAGATATGCTGCAACGGCAATTTGGGTGGGTCGCATCTGGAATCTTTGGCACTTTAGCAACCGTATAAACACCTTCGCCGAATCCACTATCACGACTTGCGATTGCTCGACAAGCAGGGCATGCTTTCGGCTCAGCTATCCATTGAACGTAGTTGTAGCCGTGCTTTTTAATCGATTCAAGCTGCACGTTCGTTTGAATTCTTGCGCTTTCAGTCCTTGCTAATCGCTCGGTTACATATCTTTGATTGCCAACCGCTGTTTTGACCTGCTCACGTAGCCGTATAGCCATTTTACGTGGGTTTTGACCCTGTATCATGCCAACACTTAAAACTTGGTCTAACTTAGCCTTAAGGGCGTCTTGGTCAGCCCACAAACGTTGGCTAAACGTTGCCCCGTTGGTTTGTGCCATTAGGATTTTAGCAGCGTCCTTGCCAGTCCAAGGTGAACGTTGCGCACTGTCCATCATGATACCGGCTTGCCTAATGACTTCTTTCTGATAATCACCGCTTAACTTATCTCGTAGACTAGAATCGACTTTGATGTTAGCTCGCAGCATATCAAGACCAACTTCGGACTTAAGATGTTCAAGGCGGTTGATTCGCATTGTAGCGTTGTAGACCTTCAAGCGCTGGTTCACCTGGTCGCTAAAATCAGCATACGTTACCTTTTGACCATTAGCACGCATTTTCTCCGCCTCAGCCACGATTGACTTAGCTTTGGTTTCATACGCCTTGACGTCCATTTGCGTTACTTGGTCTTTGCCTACTCGGTTAAGTTCTTTCTCGATACTATCGCTAATATCATCGATTGCTTGGTTGTAGTAGGTTTCAAGCAACTTGCCAAACTCCGCATCGTTTTCAAGCTGTTTGAGTTGCCAGGCTTTCTCTTGCTTGGCTCGCTCTTCCCAGTAACTACTCGGCATTTACATCATCGCTTTCGGTGTCTTGCTTTTGCTGATCAGTCATGGACGGCATAGCCTGCAAGTTATTTCGCACGTCTTCGGCTTGCTCTTCTCGCATACGGTCGATTTCCTTCTTAGGGTCATCAACAATCGACAACGTGCTTAACTGGGTTTCCTTCGACACAATGCCTGACAACATAGACGCAGTTTGTGCCTCGTTCTCGACATCAAGCGGAATATTACGGGCCGGTACGATTTGCAAGTCTTTCATGACATCAGCACGGCTAACTGTGCCAATTGCTTTGCCCAGACCTAACGCAGTGCCTAACAGTTGACGCAGACTGATAGCAAACTTCCGGTCTTCAAACGCAGCTTGATTCTGCATACTTAACAGCTTGTACCGAATTGCAACCCCGCTTGCGTTACCACTAAACGCTTCATCGTTAAGGTTGGCAACCATTGCGGTTTGGAAAATATCATCTTTCAAACGACTAAGCATGTTTTCTTGCATGTTGTCGCCATCAGGCTTGGTGATGAAGTCTACCTCGCCTTGCGCAGCATCTGCACTCGGTGAGTAAAGAACGTGGTCTTGTTCCAAGTTAAGAACCGTTTCGCCGTCTTCATCTGTTGGCAATGGAATGCCCAGAATCTTAAGGTAGGCGTTATCAAAGTAAGCAACCTGGTTAGCCTTCTGACTGATAGCACGGTCGTACTCTTCGACCAACGTATCAATTTTGCCAATCAGTGAAAGTCGTTCATCGTTGGCATAGAACTCAGCAGCAGGAACAAAGCCAAACACATGGTTGATTTGTTCTTCTACCTTGCCATCGTTGCCAAAATAAGTAATTTCTTTGTCGGTATAAACTTCACCGTTCAGCTGGTTGTTGTAGCTTGAATACCGCACGAACGCAACGGGATTCCGTTTAATCGTCGTGTCGTAGATCATAAAGCTACTATCGGGCGCAGCAACCGCAATTTCAGTTTCGCTGTTCTCGTTCTGATAGGCCATCATGTAAGACCGACCATAGATAGCAACTTGCTTGGCAACTTCGCTTAGTTTGTCCTGGAACGAATTGACGTTCAACCAGTCTTGCAAGCGCTCGTTAGTGCTATCATCATCTAACGCAATCTTAGGTGGCTTACCGATAAAATAGCCGACATACGTATCAACAACATAGTTAGCCCAGTTGCTAATGATACGGTTGTCAGGTCTAAAAGATCGATCATGTGGCTTATGCAGAATGTCATGATTACCGCTATACAGATCATAGTAATGGTTATACTTCGTAGACCGTTGGCGATTATCGTTGATGAACTGCATTAAGCTGGTCGTGTCCAGCTCTTCACCGGCAAACAGATATACGCCTTCTTTCGTAACATAGCAGTTTTCGCTAATCGTTTTCTGAATTGACATTCTCTCACCTCTTTTTCGTAGCTATTAAACGCACACGATATGCGTTTAATCAGAAATATCTTGAACGAATCGTCCGTGCTTGGTTGTCGCGGTGTTGGTTATATATCGCATACCGCATGGAATCCATCACGTGGTCGTTCTCCTTGACTGGCTCGCCGGTCTTGTCGTCCCAAACGTACTGATAAACTTCATCTAGAAACTGGTTAACGCCTTCTTTGACGACAAAGAACTTGCCTTGTTTCATGAATTCGCTGACCTTTTCAATACCTGCCATTTTTGCCTTGTTAGCATTACGAGCTTGAATACCAGCTTGTTGAAACTCGCTCACGTTGTCTGGCCGTGCAGAATCGCACCAAAAAAGGATATTCCGGCCGTACTTGGCTTGAATATCCTTTGCAACGTTTTTCCAATACTCGATAAACTTGAATTGCTTGGTGTGTTCTTCAATCAGATAGATGTTGCCTTGCCTATCATCGCCAAAAACTGTGATAACACCGGCATGTTCAAAACCCCAGTCGACACCGCAATAATAGCTTAAATCGTCCGGTAAGTCCTGCTTATCTATCATCATCGTTCGTTTGTCAAAATCACGATAAACAATGCCATCACCGCTGACCCACTGGCCTAAGATACGCCGATCATAAAAGACCCCACTAGGCGTAGCAGCCTTTAATGCGTCCACATAATCGCGCGACAAAGTGGGGTTATCATCTAACACGAACGAGAACGTTTTAATACGTGCTTCCGGCTTATGATTGTCGATATAGTCAGTTTTCAAAAAATGCTGTGGGTTGTCGGGGTTTGTGTCGCAGATAACCCGCGCGCCTTCTACTGAACAACGGTCAAGGATTTCTTGAAACACTTCATGCACCGCTAAACTAGCTTCGTTGATATATGCTCCATAGCTAGTCATACCACGAATGCCACTCATACCCCGTATGCTACCCGTATAAGCTGGCACTATATCAACGCCAAACAAATGATAGTGTCCGTGCTTGTCCGGCGTCAGATCAACACCGAATTGAGAACTTAACGAACTAATAACGTTGTTGTAGATAGTGTTAGAACTAAAGCCTGCAAGGATAAACTGTGGCTTAGGATCATGACGTGCAGCAGCAGCCTTCGCAACTCTTCGCAGTTCCAAAATGAACAAATAGTTATCGATATAAGTCTTGCCACTCCGAACTGCTCCAGACAAGATAAGATACTTCCAATCGTCATGCAGATAGGATTGCAGCACCTTAATCTGTTTGCTCGTTAGTATGTTCTTCAGCGTCATGCTCTTTGTCCGCCTCTTTAATCAACTTGTCCATCAGCATATCAAGTTGTTCGTTGCTTTCAGCTCCCAGACGTTCCATAACGTCAGCCTTAAGTTTCTTGATACGTGTATCTTGGATAACGTTCTCTTTGCGCGCTTTCGTCATTTCGCGTTCTTCAGGCGACAACGTGCTATCGTTGTACTTATCACGCCAATTGTTCTTTAGCCAAAAAATCATAGCGGTGGTGTTGCCTGATATAGCTTTGCGAAACAGCACGCTTTCAACCGCATAATTCGACTGCTCTCTACCTCTTTTTAAAGCGTTATTTATGTTAGGGTAGCGCTTTTTCCACTCGTAAAGTGTTTCTCGCCGAATACCGATATTTTTAGCTATTTCTTCATCAGTTACGCCGTTGCGTTTCCACCCTTGCAAAAGCAAAAGGTTGTCCGGCTCTAGCCACTTTTTGTATAGTCCTTGTGCCATTGCAAACATCTCACCGCCTTACTTTTTAAAACTGCTTGGCAAAATCTTAGGACAACAAGCGTTCCAGTTGACTAAGTGATGAATACGCAAGTGCTTGTCGCCCATTGCCGTTAGTGATACTATGGCTGGTTCTTGAATCACTGAATACATCGACTTTAGATACGTACCGTGATCGGTATACAGCTCCGTCATGCCATTTTCTGTTTTCTGTGTCTTAGGTTGGTTGATCATCAGAAACGAGTTTGTCAGCATGATTCGCCCGAGCTTGCCATAGTGTGTGTACATGTTGGTGTCTTCGTTGATACGTCCCATAAATCTAACCGGCGTATCTGTCTTCCAAAAATAAACGTTCATGGCTTTACGCCTAAACTGGTCTTTAACCATACCGCCACTAGCACCACCTATGAAGTCCCCCCCTTGTGCCCAACAAAAACAATCTGTCGGCGTGGTTCTGAGCAACTCCAGTGATGTGTCAAATAATGGTGATATATTTTTGAATCTAATTTGTTTTAGTTTTCCATTCTTTACGTACCGTGCCGAAAACGTGTTGTAGTCGTCGTCAAGCATGACGAAATATTTCGCCCCCATGCTCTTAGCTAGATCAAAACAATAGTTCCTTGCCGATACAACTCCACTCTTTTCCGGAATGTTGTCCATTAGGTCTTCTTGTACGTCGTAGCGGTTGAACGTTTTCAGTATCTTGCCATATCTCGCTTGATACTCTCCAAACTGTGGGTCGTCATCACTAACGACCAGATAAATGTTTTCATCGACTCCCAATTTATGCAGCGTTTCCAGTGTCTTCTGTTCTTTGGCTCGCCCATAAGTCAGGATAAAAATTGGTGTGCTACTCAAGACGCTCATCTACGTCGCCTACCTCGTCAATCTCTGCTGAGCGAACCTCATCTTTAAATTTCGCAATGCCACGTGCAATTGCATCTTCGTAGTCGATAATCACTAGCAACTGCTCTTCGAATGCCTTTTGTATCGTTGCATCACTATGAGCGTAGAACTCGGCAATTTTTGCAAAATCAAACTTAATAAACCGTGTCGCTCCTAGTAACAGGAAATGCTTTATACCCTTATCAATATCGAGTGAATCGATATACTCTTTTAATTCGTTGTATTTTTCGGTATCTGCCAGCTCATCAACATCAGGCTTTTTGTCACTGTTAGGAACGTACTCCACCGCATCAGTTTTCTGTGAGTACTTGTCATCGAACTTAGGAGTGTCTTTCTCACCATCAAAACCGAAAGCAGTCATATCGATGTTGGGAACGGTGCTAAGCTCATCTTTAAGCAAGTCGTCAAGCCAACTGGTCAGCTCGTTGGTCTTGTTGTCTGCCAGCCGGTATGCTCTGACCTGCTCATCGCTCAGCTTGTCAGCAACCACTACTGGAACATCTTTTAAGCCTAGCTTTTTCGCAGCCTTGTATCTGGTATGCCCAACGATAATAACGTTATCCTTATCAACTACGATTGGTTGCTGGAAACCAAACTCTTTAATCGAGCTGGCAACGGCATCTACACCGTCATCGTTGTTTCGTGGGTTCTTTGGATATGGTTTTACATCACCAATCGGCACTTCTTGAATCTGCTCCATGATTGCACCTCACAACTCCATTTTCGGCGGTTTAATGCTATACCTAACCTTTTTATCAATCTTTGTCTTAACAGGCTCGTGTCGCTCATTCTCGGCCTTGTGTCGCTCTCTGCATATCTGGTCAGCATAAGCCAACATGATATACTCAGACCGGCTACTGACTAGCCCGTATTTCTTTGTGATAAACATTCGTTCGCTCTCCTGACCAAATAAAAAGACGGGCCGAAACCCGTCAATTGAAACTGATGCGTAAGCAGCACGCCAACGACCACTGTCAACGTACATGCTAACTATATTAACTCAATGAAAAGTGAATTTTTTATTTTTCCCTCATGAGAAACAATAGTTTTTTGCCCGTAGGCAACGTATCCCGCAGGAATCGAACCCACATCTTCCGCTATACATGGCGGCTGCTCGCCCATTGAGCTAAGGATACACAACCCGCCGGCGTTGATAAGGAACACCAGTGCCGGAAGGATAATATATGCAAAGGATTATGCAACCCGTTTTAAATTATGCCATTTCTGGCAAAGGATAGGTAGTGGACTCGCACCACTTTTTGCATGCTGCTAACGCCGGTGGATCGTTCAAATAGCGTTAACAACAAGCCCGCCTGGGACCTTCCAACTACTCGTCGTGTCTTTCGAGTAGTTAACACCGTAAGGCGGAATCGTACCGCCTCGCAAATGATCATATATTGGAGCGATTAGGTTTAAGGTTTACGGAAGTAATCATTTGCCATCTTATACGGTATGACAAGCGGTTTCCCGCTCGTTAGGTAAAAAGTCGCTTCGCAATTCGCGAATATTTTTTCTTGCGCATGCAAGCCTAGAAAATCAAAGTATGACTAAATTAAATCGTTTTGAAAGGATTCCATTTCCAACAAATTTGAAAGACCATCGGAACAGAAAGGTTCTATGCCATCTCTGGCACAATACCAATATACCGCATTTTCAAGGTTTGTTTAATCCCCTCTTAGTACCCCAATTGGTACTACCTTATATACCACTTTTTAAGCCGTTGCTTTCTTCAAGATTGTAAACGTAGGAAACAACTCTTCAACTTGGTACTTTGCAATCGCTGTTTCGATTGTTTCTGAAAACTCATAGCATGCAAACTTTTCTGACTTGTGCCAGCTCTTGTTGCTACTGATATGCAGCAGCTCTTTGACGTCTTCGACTTGTTCTCGCTTGACAAACCGGTTTTTCAGAATAACCCGGCTTTCTTCGCTCAAACAATTGTTGATTGCGTCATACACTGCATTTAACGCCCTTGAATACTCCGTGTGAGCGATAAAAGCGTCTTCGTTGTGATTTCCACCACTACCACCGAAACCGCCGTCAGCAGACAATGACGGGCTTTTAATATCACCTGACCCCGCCTTGCGTAGAATATGGCTAAACGTCCGCTTGTTAAATCCATCGTCAAAGAAGAAATCACGCACCGCTTGGCGGGTTGCCTGCTCGTCAATTTCATCGAATAATTCTGCTTGTTTAACTGCCATGCCCTAACCCCTTTCGACTTCATAGCGACCCAGATATGGCTTTTCTTGCCGGCGTTTCAAATAGTTGTGTAGCGCATGAGCTTTAAAGCCTAACGCCCGTTCTGCTGCTTGAATGCTGATATAGTGCATGACTTTACCTAGCTTTAAATCTTTAATGGTGATTTCCACGCCAGGCCTTTTAAATGACGGCAACTTTTGATGCATAACCTTTAACGCACCGTTTCTTCGTACGTGGTAAAGGTAGCTGCTTCGAGAAATTGGCACGTTCTCGATAACCCAATGCCAGTTTTCGCCATGCTCTAGCGCTTCCTTTTGTTTTGCGTAAATTTCAGCCTCAATGGCAAAGTTGTCAACACTTTGTCCTGGCTTGTGATAGTTTGCTCGCATTTCCTTGATCATCTCTTGCAGCTTCTTGTACTTTGCCGTTGCCGTTTCGCCGTCTGGGCAACCGCCATCGTCCAGAAAGTCATATTCCAGATATAAATCGGGGTACGTTGTTCGATACCAGTTCTCCAACTGGCAAAACTCTTGCATATCAATCATCTAATCACCTACCATTTTCACGATTGCCACTGCTGCCAATATCCAGAACCAGTACACCAGGCATGCAAAAAGGACCAAGCCTAACCTTTTCCAGTTACGCATTGTAGATCACCATCGCCGTGTAGTAGTTGTATGAGCCGTTAACACCATAAGCAGTTGGTGCCAACTTAATATCAACTACTGCAACCTTGTTCTTCGTCAACCATTCGTTCATCTTGTCTTGCAGCATTGCGATGTTAGAATCGCAGAAAAACTCAACCTTCATGCCGTTCCTCGCTTTCGATAACATGCTTGCCCGTTGTATATACGCTTTCCCAACCAGTTAAAATCTTTGGAAAGTGTTTTGAATAGTAATGCCCTTCGTCGTTGTACATCTCGTCAAGCAGCACGGTTTTGTTCAGCTTGTTTAGCTCGACGATTTGATACAGTCTAAAACCGTCAATCAGCGTTACCAGTTCGTTGTTGCGGAATGCTCGTTCTACATCGTTATCTTCCTTGTGCTGTCGTGTTCGTTTAGTGCTCATCTTTATCAGTCCTCAATTCATTTATCTAGCCTAAAATTTTTAAAAGCGTCCTAAAAAAATCAAGAGTCTCCTCCAAAGTCTGTTGGACTTTCTTCTTCTCAATCTCTTTCTCGCGATCATAAGCACGTTTGCGAAACTTGTGTGGGCTACATTGAACTTCATTAAGAAATTTGTTGAAACGCCCGCCTTCGTCATTTACTTTGGCATTCTTTCTGTCTAAAACATCAAAGAAAGTATCTTCCTTGTGCTGTTTTGCTCGTCTAGTGCTCATGTTCTAGCCTCGCTTTCGCTTTAAATCCTTGATTCGCCGATTAATCAAGACATAGTACGTTTCTAGCAGCATGAATTGCGTTTCCGCTAACGAAAGTTGCGCATCACTAACCGTCTGCTGATCGCGCTGAATGTTTAAGAAAGCGACAAGTTCATCAATCTTTTCGTCAACTTCTTTACGCTCGTGTTTCAGTTGCTTTTTTAGTCCTTCCATAATCCACGCTCCCCCCTAAAAATATCTTTGTATCTACTTTGTTCAAACGGAGCTTTTACGAACTGCAACAACCCTAGCGGCTCCGTCTTCAAAGACTGTTTGGCTTTTTTATTCAGGATTTCATTTTCAATCTCTTTCGCGCGATGATAAGCACGTTTACGGAATTTGTGCGGTCGGTCAGCGAGTTTTCTAAGATCTTTATGCATGAGCCCTTCTTGGTCGAATGTTTTCCAGAATTTTCTGGCCCTAACATCTAGAAAGATATCGATTTTATGTTGTTTCGCTCGTCTAGCGCTCATTACCGCAGCTCCTTTACAATGATCCATACTTCCTTGCACACCAGCACAGCTGTGAATACGATCAAAGCTGTCTCCAAAGCATTCAGAGTAACTTCAGTCTTATCCCAGACCACCCAGATAGCGGCTGCAACTAAGCTGAAAAAGCTGATCACAATGGCTGCGTTTAAAAATTGTTTCATCGCCAGCGCCTCATTTCCTTTTCTCGCTCCGTTCGATATGCTCGCCAACGCGGGCCATTAATGCGTTGAGCGGTTGGTGCAAAATAAATGATGTTATGGTTAGTTTTATAGTGCATTAAATGCCGCACGGCTTTTTGGTTGGCAACAATCTCCTGGTGTTGCTTTGCTCGTCTAGTGCTCATGCTGATCACCATCAAAAAATGCTTCCAGATACTGACCGCACAACTTAATCAAATCGCCAAACAAGGCTGAATTGTCTTTATCGACGTAGATAGAGTCTAGATCAATTGCTGGAGTCTCATCGACAGTGGTCAATTCAAATACAGTATCGTTGCCGTAGGTGATCAAAACATTCCCTTTTTCGCTAAGGCTAATAAAGCTACCGTTCAAATTTGCCTCAGTATTTTCTAAAACTTTAAAACCTAGATGGTTATCAAGTGCTTTGAGTTTCTTGCTAAAATCATTAACTAATTTTTGGTTCATGCTCAATACCTCTTACAGTTTCCGACCGCAATATGGGCAATACTTGAAAACTTCCCCACAATATTGGCAATACTTTAAATCGTACAGATCCGTTAGATATTCAGAATCGCTCTCATCATCTGTTTTCTCTGTGCATTGTGTCCGATCAACTCCTAACAGATAATCAATCGATGTTTTGAAATAAAACGAATATGCTTCCAGTACTTCAACGCTTGGCTCGCGTTCGCCACGTTCGTATTTTGAAAGCTTGCCAGCTTTCACAATCAATAAGCCTCGTTCACGGAACGCCATTGATAGCTGTTTCAACGTCAACCCGTATCCCTTACGTACCTCTTTCAATCGATTCATCGCCAACGCCCCATTTCCTTTTCTTGCTCCGTTCGATATGCCCGCCAACGTGGACCATGAACACCTGGCCCGTTGGCACGATAGCAGCGCTTGTATGCTTTCAACGCAAGTACAAGCCCCACATGTTCCCGTGCCCGCTTTGTCATCTAAATAGCCCCTTCCTTCAACATCTTTGCAATTCGCTTTTCTGTGCTCTCAACCAGTGCAGCATATGCTTGCATGGTCTTGATTTCGTCATCGTTGTTTGCCGTCTGCTTGATATACTCATCTAACGCAGCACTTAGTTTGCGTCCGCAGTACCAGCGCCGCAGCTCAACTGTCTTGCCATTTTCCTTGTTAATGCCAAACTTAACCAGGATAGCGGGGTTGTAACTGTCGCTAGTAATGTAAAAATTGTCGTCAATCTTAATCTTCATCTTCGATCAACTCCCTAATGCTAATGATTTGCTTTGGCGCGATAGCGATCATATTGCCAAGCTCACCAGTTGCACGATACAGTGTGTCCTTACGCAGTGCCTGGTCAATCAGTGCGGTTTCGGTGCGGAATACGCCTTTGATGTTAATGGCCATAATCCTTTGATTCGTGTTGACTGTTAGCAGCAAGTGCTTTGGCTGTTCGTTGTTTTCAGTCCCTTTGTAGCTCGATGTCATGCCTTAATCCTCCTCGACTTCTTCCGCAGCGCGCCATAAATCCATAGGGTGCAAGTTGGCGCATAAATCACTATTTGCGATTTCGTTGATTTCATCAGCCGTGAACATGGCTTTTTGATTGCTCATCTTGGCGATCTTTAGCGACGTTACGCTCCACGAATCAGTGCCTTCTACCCGTGTCAGATAGCCGTAATCATTATTTAGCAGCTTGATATAATATTTTGGCTCTAATTGCTTGTCGAAATAATCGAACAGCTGGCTGCTGATCAAACGCAGCACTTCACGATCAGTCTTATTGCTTCGTACTGGAACGAAATCGGCCTTGAACCAACCCGACTTATCGCCTTCGTAAATATATACATTTGCTACCAACTCATCGTTCAGTTGGTCATACAGCCGAATGGCAAAGCTGTTTTGTGAGCTTACTTTTGCAACGGAATAGGTATAGTGAAATGTTCCGATTGCTTGCTTGGTAATTTCGCTTAACTTTTCTTTAGTCAGCATTTGTCATACTCCTAACTTCTATTTTGCATAAATTTCAACTTCTATTCTTGGCTTATCCGAGTAATACTTGTCGATTTCTTCGTGAACAATCATTGCGTCATCTTTCCATAAAACGCCGTTTAAGGCATCTTCGAATGATTTAAGGTAATTAGATAAGTCGGCTTTTACAATCGGTCTATGGGCTCCTGAGGCCCGTCTATCGTGCTCTTTTTTAGATATGCTCTTTTGAATCTTTCGATAAAAGGCTACCTTGAGATATATTTCACCCTCGACTGGTGCATCGTGATACATCTCTGTTGCCAATGCTCGCAACTGTTTCTTGAACGTGGCAGTTTTAGGTGGGTCATACAATCTGATTCCTTTGCCGAACCTTCTTGCTCGTGGTCTTGCTTGTGCTACCGGTTCAATCGGTAAAATCAGCTTAATCATCAATGGTCTAATGACGTGCCGATACAAGCGAAAATCAAAGCGCTAAAAATAGCAGTTACTGTTGCTTTCACGCCTACGATGGCGTTAATCCATAATGCCCAGAAAAAGCCAACTGCTGTTGCCAACATTGCGCTAATCGCTAGTGCATAGAATAGCTTTGTTAAAATTTTCAAACCCTTATACCCCCATATCGTGCATTAAACTTGCGTCTACTTCGTTGTTGCTGTCCCAATGCCCGGAACTCTTCATAACCCGTACGATTGCCGGGTCAATGCGCAGCATGCCATCGCCACCGCAGAACGGGCACTTACGCTCGATTGCGTCCAGGTAGCCTGAACCTTCACACCAAGCGCAGTATTGCTCGGTGTCTAAGATCATCTTGTCTTTCGTTACTTTCAGCATTTTCAGGCCTCCTACCATTTAATTTGAACTCGATTGCAGTCTTCCAAACCCCAATACTTGATTTCCGCCATTGTAAATAAGCAATCGACTAGGTTTGATTCGCGTTCAATGTTTTTGACATCGATAAAATCACTATATGCAAGCCCTGCAAGTTGCTTATCTTTAGAAATCATTAGTCCGTACTCATATCGCAAATAATAGCAATCTGGGGTGTGAGGAACGAAAACAATATAAACTGGTTGTTCGTTTTTGAAACGTTCTTGACTGTTGCGGTTAGCCTCATCAAGCAGCGCTTGAATCACATCTGCAGCATCTTCCACCAATCCTCTGTCGTCATGGTCATACTCGTAATAGCTGTTAAGCCAATCGATCGCATTATCTCGGTTGTACTCCGTGACATAACGATACCTTTTGTTTTGTTTTTCAAACCATTCTGGACTCATAGTCAGCACTCCTTAAATCATGCTTGCCCGAACATCAACCATGCCGTTAAACGTCAAGCGATGTTCTGGGTTTCGTGTAATCAAGCGACTCAATAACTTTTCGTTATACATTTCTTGTAATTCACTCGTTTTGTTATTCGTGGTAACAATCGTGGTGAACTTGCCAAACCGTGCGTCCGCGACGCTGAATAATCCTTTTTGCATATCAACGCGAACTTGGCTTTTGGTGTCGGTTCGCATACCGCCTTCAGTGCCGAAATCATCAAGCACCAGAACATCAACCGGTTCGATTTTCAGTTGGCGGTTGCCTTGCATTAGATCAATCAAGCCATACAAGCGGTTCTGAACGGTCTTATCATCGAACCGCCGACTGTATAGCTCGGCCAGCGCGTCAGTTGAAACAAACAGCGCTGTCTTTCCGCTTTCGTTGCGAATCTTATCAACCATCGCTAATGCTAGGCTCGTCTTGCCAGTGCCTGGATTTCCTGCCAGATACACGTTCATGTTTTGACCGTTGGCAATCATCTTTGCTAACGTCCAAGCACGGTTACCGATTTCAGCAGCCTGTTTCTTGTCCGCCTGTTTGTCGACTTTCCAATCGTCAAACGTGAACTTTACCGGCTGATTGCCAGTCCATAAGCTCTTGTTATAGACCCGATTAAAGTTGTGCATGGCGTTCTCTTTCCGCCACTCGTCATGTAACGGTTCTGCTTTCTTTTTCAGATAATCAACCGCTGCTTGCTTATCAGTCAGATCAACGTCTGGCAACTCCCAGCCTTCTTTGGCAAATATCTTCTTTAAGCTCTTAACGCCTTCTTTGGCGCTATCCTTTACGTTTAGCATGTTTCACCTCCTACCAGAATTCGTTGTCCATCTGATACCGCGTCAATCCGTTAGGGTCTGGCTGACCAGTCATTGGATTGATCCTTTCGGTATAGTAAGGATCGTTCTTGTCTGGTTGGCCCTTCACTTTCTCGTTTAGATAGTCTTCAAACTTCGTTCCAAACAGCGTTAATGGTCGTAGGTATTTGTTCATCTTGTTGTCGTTCAGCCAAGTAGCAGTTTTCTTGTCGATAACTGTTTTGAAGTCATCAACGCTAAATCCTTCTTTAAGTCTTGCTTGAACTAGCTGCTTGGTCTTTGGTGTGGTTGCTTTGTAGTGGCTATCTGTTTTTTCGTTCAGATAGTCAACGATTGTTTTAGTTTTGTCAGCCACACCGTCGGGCTCTGCCCGACTATTATTGTCTGTTGTAATCTCTGTCGTAATCTCTGAGTAATCTCTGGTATTGGTTTGCTCATTTTGAGCAACTCCGTTTGCTCTTTTTGAGCAGTCCGTCTGCTCATTTTGAGCAACTCGTTTGCTCATGCCCTTATCAACCATTTCATAATCGATTGAATACCATTTCGTTTTGTCAAACCCAGCTTTATTGAAGTTGCCAGTAATGATCAATCCTTTTTTCTCGCAGTTTTCAATAGCCCGGCGAACCGTTGCTAAACTCCAAAAAGGGAAATTATCTTCTTGCCATTGCTTATAACTGTTGTAAATCCACTTTCGACCGTTGATTAACTTGGCACTTTTACCATTTAACCAATAGTTAAGTTGTTGCAGCACGATTGCTTCGTTAAGCCCAAATGCTTTTGCTAATTCGCGGTCAACGACAATTGGGTGCGAATCAAAAAGCCATTTACTCATTGCCATATACCCCTTTCATGCCGATTCGTTTCAACGTTTCAGCGTTTACTTTCACGCCTAAGTTTGTTAAGCGATATTTCTTGCAGAACGCTTGATTGCCTATCTGGTGCCACTCCGTATGGTGTACCCGGCAAAGCGCTGATAATCGTGCTTGCGTATGGTCTAGCTTGTTACGATTACGACCCATACCGACCTCATCGATATGGTTGATGTCAGCAGCACGACCACAGATCAAGCAACGCCGGTGTTGTATACACTTGAACTGAAAATATGATTCATCACGTGGCAACAGCGGATAGCCGTCGTTGATTGGCACTTGGTAATCGAAAATAAAATCAATCACTAGGTTTATCAGCTCCGTTGCATCTGATACCGTGCTAACAGTATCGTTTGCCAAGCTAATCTCTTTGCCAGCCGTCTTGATTGTGTATTGAAGGTAAAAGTATTCCTTCAACCACTCTGCCGGTTCGCCTGACCATCTGTGAATATCGCTTAACAGTGCAAAGAATAGTCTTCTCTGACGTGGTCTTGCTTTTCGCCTATCTGGGATTTCGTACTCCACCGGAACACCACTAACCTTGCCGTACATGGTTTCTATATGGCTAAGATTTGGTGTTTCGTCTGGGGCAATCCACCACCCACCCTGCTCCCAGTAGGCTTTACCGCTCCGCAGCATTAGAACGGAACATCATCGGCGCTATCGTCAAATGGCATAGCGTCGAAAGGCTGCTGGTAGTTATCGTTCTGATAGCCGTTAGACTGTTGATAACCGCCTTGTTGGCTTTGATCGTTGTTGTTCTTCTTGGAATCAAGAAAAGTTACGTTCTCGGCTACAACTTCGGTTACATAGACCCGCTGGCCTTGATTGTTTTCGTAGTTACGGGTTTGGATTTGGCCTTCAATTCCGATTAGCGAACCCTTACCGCAATACTTGCAAAGCAAGTCAGCAGTCATGCCCCACGCTTGAATGCCAATAAAATCAGCTTCACGATTGCCATTTGAATCCTTGAACCGGCGGTCAACTGCTAACGAGAAGTTGACAACGGACGTCCCTTTGTTCGTTTGGTGCTTTTCAAGGTCTTTCGTGATACGACCAGTTAAAGTTACGTTGTTAATCATTAGTTTTGTTCCCCACTTTCAAGCAGTGCTTTCACTGCATTTACATACTCTTCACCGCTATGCTTACCATCGCCGAGAGTGCCCTTAACAAGCTCTTCAGCACGCTTTGAATCGCCATTAAGACGATTAATCAACTCCATCATTAAGCGCCGATATTCGGCTTGTAATGCGTTCATTTTGCGTTGCTGATTAACTTGTTCCTTGCGCTGCTCTGCTTGCTCTTTGTCAGCTTCGTTGATGTCCGCCATCGGCAAGTCTTCACCGGCATACAAGTTAAGCCCTAGCCCTGCCATTGCTAACGCCTTTACTAAACAGCGTTGTTGTGTCTTGTTGATCTGTGCGATGTTAGGCTTTGCGACCGGTTGGTTTCGCATATCCATGACGTACAGCCGTTCAGAATACGTTTCATCTTCAATCGTTACAGTTACCTTGACTTCGCAGCCTTCCGGCGTGATTCGATAGTCTAGCATTTGACCAGTTGCATACCATGCACCGGTTTTTTCGTTGAACCGGTACTCTGGGAACTCCTCGATAACACGGTTAGCGCTTGGATAAATACTCTTGACCATGTTCCAAGCCCAAGCCCACGAAACATACTTCAGTGCCGGGCCTTTTCGCATGCTGATAACTTCAACGTGGTTTGAAACATCAACCGCAGACAACGTTTCAAACACTGACTTCTTCTTTTCGTCTGCCATTACTTGATAACCCCTTTATAGTTAGTAGCCAGATAAGCACCAGGAACTTCCTTGCCGTCCTTGATAGCCTTTTTAATATCCGTCTTGCTAGGCTCTCGCTTGACGGTAACTTTCTCTTTGTAATACTGGTCAGGAATTAACGACTGATCGCTAAACTCTACCTTTTCGCTCTTGCGCTTGCTGTAAACGTGCTTATCAGTGCGGACCTTCGCCGTTCCTGAGTTAGCTACAATGTAGCCAACGTATTCTTGCAGGCGGTCAACACGGGCTTTCGCCTTGTCCCGCTCCTTCTTAATATCAGTCAGCTTTTGGATTTCGCTTTCGTATACAGCAATATCCTTGTTAGTGTCATCAATCAGCCAGGCAATAGCGTCCAGCTTGTCGGCCAGTTCGAGCTGCAAGGCGTCGATAGTGTCCGTGTAGGACTGCTTATCGATTTCACCTTCGGCCCGTTTCTGGTCGATAGTGGCAATCGCCGTGATGATTTCAGCAGTGTTCATTCGTTTCCTCCTAATCGTGTTTCGGATCGTCTTCCGGTTCGACTTCCAGATAGTTGTCAATTAGTGCGTCTTGGTAGCCTTCCTCATAGCCAGACTGCCAAGCTTTGACTAAATCGGCTTTCGTATACGTTTCTTTCATGCTATAATCACCTTGAATTTTGTTTTTTTATCGGCATTACCGGCGATCGGTAGTGCCTTTTTTTGTTGTGCTGACAGTAACTTGGATTGAAAACAATACGATCCAGATCAGTGCTACCCAGTTCGCCTTGATAAAGTGGTTGGTCATGTACAAATACATGAAACCGCCACTTAACAGCGACCAGATACTAGCCTTGAGTGTTCCCATGTTTACCACCTCGATTGATACCTGCTTGACGTTCAAGCGCAGCAACTTTGTTGGTCAGATCAGCAAGACCGACAAACAGAATCGCTACTAACAATCCCAATAGAATTACAGCAATAGTCATTTACTTCGCTCCCCAATTAAATTCGTGGTAGTGGTCGTTGACCCAAAGACTGGCATCGTAGGCATAAATAATGGTTTTACGCCCCGTTCCTGGAAATGGATCGACGACAAAGCCGCCGTTCTCGACATATGTTTCTGGGTAGCGATCAAAGATTTCACGCTTGACCCATGCTCGGCCTTTACCGCCTAGACAATTCTTGCGGAACTCTTCAACGTCCCATGTTTTGCCTTTCAGTGGTACTAGGCCCAGCTTTTTAATCGATTGCTTGACGGACTGCTCAATCAGTTCATCATCAATCGTGATTTTCATTTGATTGCCTCCTATTCCATGTACAAATCGTCCATGCCAAGCAGATCACACACTGCGTATAGAACATCAAGATTCATGTCTTGTAGGTCTTCAATTCGTGCTTCACGTTCATTACCGTTACCATCACGGGTTGTGGTTAAAGTAGCGGTGTTGTATTCAATCAGCGTCTTGAGCGCTTCACGCAAGTTATCTGGTTCGTACATCGTTGACACCTCCTAGAAGTACAAAACTTTGGCCTCTTTCGATTCGCCATTCTCGTCTGTTTGAAAGCTGACTGATAGAAAGTCAACGTCTGCAAGCAGCACATCAACTCGCAGCTCAAAATCTTCTTGGGTTTCGCCTTCTCGACGCTTGATAATTTTCGTGTTCATCATTAGTCCTCCGTTTGTGTTTTGCATTAGGCTTTTAACGAAACGTTAGAAGCCTTATATATCAACGTTTGTGTTTATTTGATTGCTGATTCGATAGCTTTTACACCTTTGTCAAAGTAAAGCCACTGTGGCACTTCTTTGTCCAAGCTACGCGACTTGCTGTTAGCCCAACGACCGTATTCGTTTTGTCCAGGCTGTTCAGCTTTTAACCCCAACTGGTTAGCGATACGACCAACTTTGTTAGAAGTGATGCCTAGCTTTTGCCCAATTTGTGTTGCCGTGTACTCTTTGTGTTTCATGACTGGCACTGTCATTTCACCGGTCAACTCTTTAGCAGCATGAGCTAGTAGCAATTGACGGGCTGTTTCTGAACTGGTAGCCATTGCGATTTTGTACATCATGTTGGCTTTGCGAGTAGCAGCGTTGTCTTCCATGATTGACAATCGTCGTTGCTGTACCAATGAAGGGCTGTTTTTCTTGATTGCTACTCGCATATTGAAGTAGTTGTCTACCAGCTCGTCGTAAATGTCCCACGCTTTATCATCATCAAGCACTTTTAAAAGTTTTGCGTAGCCTCGCTCAGAAAGCAGATAAACGTGCTTTGCGTTGCCCCATTGTGCTTTGGTGAACCCATAGTCAGAAAACATATACTTTGAAAGTATCTGTTTTAAGTCGATTAAATCGATGCCGGTTTTAAAGTGCTTAATGTTGTCGTTGATTAATTGGTTGATCTTAAACAGCGGGCGTTCGTGAATGTTTGCAATATCTCTGGCAAGCATTGACTTTTTGCCTTCCCCAAAACCGCCTTCGATTCCCAAAAATTCAAAACCGGCGATATGTTTTTCACCAATTACTTTGATTTCTGGAACGTTTTCCAGAACTTTTTCTGTATTGATGTTTTCCATATTGTTCCTCCTAAAATAAAACTTTGTAATTAGCCTTGTTTCTGTTTATTTTTATCAAGTTTTTTGGTATTTAACAGCAAAAAAATTTGCTCCACGCTACAATCCAAAACCGTTGCCAGTTTCTTCAAATGACGCGGGCTAGGAATTGATTTCCCCGTTTCCCAAGAAGAAACAGTCGGGAAACTAACTCCTACTTCTTTCGCTAATTCAACTTGCGTAAGTCCTTTGCGAATACGCAAGAACTTAATGCTATCAGTCATGTTTTCAACTCCTTTAATTGGTATGCTTATATACTACAATAAAACTTTATAAAATGCAACACGATAATATAAAACTTTTTAAAATAAACAAAAAAAC